ATGTTCCACATCACTTATACACACAGAGATTAGTTGATGTTGTAGGTGGAAAATATAATTTTTTTGTAAAAGAAGTTATACGAGATAAAGATAACGCTGTTGTAGGTGCAGTTTGTGTGCTAGAGATTGAAGGTTTAGGCAGAATGGAAGAAGTTGGGGATGTAGATTTAACACAAATAAATAGGAAACAAGGTATTACTGAAAGCGAAATACTTAAACTTGCAGTAAGTGATGGACTAAAGCGTTGTTGTATGCGATTTGGTATTGGTCTTGAACTTTGGACAGGTGGTGTGTCAGAGGAAGAACATTACGCAGGTGAACAAGAGCAACCTAAAAAAAAACAGGTAGCACAAGAGATTGGGAAATCCCCTTCTAAACCTATCATTACAGAGATAGCACTTAAAAAAATGGTTATGTCAAGGTGTAATGATGACAAAAATTTTGCAAGTAAATGCTACAAACAGTGTTTAGAACGCACTATTATTAAAACAAATGTAGAAAATGTTGAACAATGGACAAGAGAAACAATACAAATATTTGAGGATCTTGTTGATATATACATTGATAAACATAAAGATACATTTGAGGAGAGAACAGGCAACGCACCGATAGTTAATAAAATAATAGAAAACTTAGGTGAAATAGAAGAAAAAAATATTGAAGAAAATAAGGAGGAAGAAGTGGCAGATATACCTGATGGACCTTGGAAACTAAAGAAAATTAGTGATGGACAGATTGGTTTTATAAATACATTAAGTGGACAGGCTAAAGATCAAGGACTAAATGATTTGTATGATGAAGCTAAAAAACTTATTTCCAATGATGAAGCTACGCAGGGAGATGCAAGTGCTATGATAGACAAATTGAAAGATGCGTTGTCGTAGTTGTAACATAGGGCAAAATGATTTGTATGGAGAGCCTACATTTATTATTGATGGCTTATGTATAGATTGTAGGAACATAATTAATTATGAACCAAAGAGATATTATACGTTACATCAATAACCTATTTCCATTTATGGATCAGCTTGTTGAAACAGAAGATGTTTATGAAACATACGATTGTGAAAACAAACAATATATTATTGAAATAAAATCAAGAGATAAACATTACGATCCTTGGATTATAGAAAAGAAAAAATATGTTACTAATTTACGCAAAGCAAATGAGAGAAACAAAGAATTTATATATTTAACAGAATACAGAACTAAAATTATGACTTGGAATATAACTAACTTATCTAAAATTAATTATGATTTTAAGTGGGAAAATAAATGGTTACCTATATCAACAATACCTATGATAGGTGATGTTATTTCAGGTGATGAATTAAAAAGTATAGGATATTTGTATGAGAAATACGCAAAGAAATATTAGGAGAAACAATGGTACTTGATGGAGTAAATTTAAAAGATGCAACGGAAGCTATGTTGTTAGCAGAGTTACTAGAAAGAAAAGGACAGGATGGTAACAAGTTATTTACTGCACACGCTTTATCTATCGCTAATAATCAACAGTTATTAACATCCATAACACCAAACTTTTCTGTTGTTTGGACACCACCTGCAGAAGAAGAGTAATGCCAGGACCTGATTTAGATATAGAATTTGCACTTGCAAAACAAGAGGAAGAATAATTAAACTATCTTGTAATTACTCCAACCATTTTTATCTATTGTAAAAGTTAACACTCCAGGTTCATTCCACATACCTGTTCTTGCAGTAAAGTCTTTACTTGCATCTATACTTGGACATTGAAACCAAGTACGCTTACCTTGTTTGAGTAATCTAGGGTGATGATAGTGTCCTGTAATTAATATTTCAGCAGCACCACTAGGCAACCAACCAAACATCTGACCTTGCCACCACTTCATTATCTTTGCCTCTGGACCAGAACCACCACCTGTCATATGTCCGTGTGTTATGGCTACAGCTTTGCCCTTTATCTCTAACAAATGATGATAGTCAGTAGGTAATATTGTTGTAACCTTCTTGTATCTTGGGTTCTGTGCCATAATCTCTTTACATATTTCAAAGTGCATCATATCAGAGTTGTCTAATCTATCTGACAACACCTGTCCTTTACCTGATCTGGTCATTTCTCCGTGATTACCACCTATGCCACACATAGTAATCTTGTCTGCGTGTGGTAAAAATGTATCAACAGTCTGCATAATCATCTGTCTTGCTAGTTTATATTGCTGTGATAGTGTCAATTCTATGTTGAAAGGCATAGAAGAATAGAAAGATTGATCGCAATTCTCTGTCAAATCGCCTAATCCTAGCAAAAATACCTCATTTATGGCTGTTCCTCCCTTACGCAGTGCCTTAATCTGTTGAACCCCCTCTATAAGAGCTTCCTCGTAGCGTTTAAGGGTATTTTCTACCCCATAATCTGCTTTTCCTAGTTGCCAGTCAGCCATTGTCCATATAAAGGCTGTATTACCACCATACTTCTTGTTTTTTAGCTTAGGTTTCTTTAAATATATCTTGCACAGTTCATCAAAGTATTCATCTAGTGCAGGATTCTTACGTTTTACAACCCCCTTAAACGCATAAAAGGTGGTAATTTTACCACCTTTTAACTGACCTTCCCACTGTGATACCTTGACAGAGCCATCTATCTTGTAGTATCTAGGATCAAATCCAAAGCCCTGCAATATACTATCGTATTTATCTTTGTAGTTTGGATCAGTGCCGACATAGGTTATATCACCTTTGCCTGTTTTTTCATCAAATTCAATAGAAGGTTGCCAACCTGATTTATAGTAGTTATTACCTAACTCTTGTGTCATAGGCAGCCCTTTCTGTTGTTCATAGTCTAACTATGATTTATGACAAAATCTATTTTGTAATTTGTTTTTTAGCGTAAGTCTTGACCACTGCAAGTGCAGCACCACCACCAGCTAAAGCTGCTAGTTCAAGTGTATTAGCATCTAATGATACTAAAGGTGCTACAACAAGTGCTCCAAGGAATGCTTCCACGAAAGTCCATAGTGTTCTTTCAAGCATATCTTTGAGATCTTCACTCATTTTATACTCCCACGAATCGGACCAAGGTGTCCACCATACATCCTTTTTGAATGTACCATCCTGGTTTCTTGCTCTGTTTTTTCTTTCAAACATTATGTTATGTTTCTACCATCAAGTTTAGCATTTAATACTTTGATTTCACCACTAATCTCTTGTAACTTCTCGTAAACATCTGATTTTTCTGCAGGTTTATCAAGTAATTTATCAATAGTTGTGTATTCTATAGTTACTTTTTTACCCTGTAGTAGTTGATTAGCTACCTTTGCGTACATTTTTTTGTATGCAATTGTACTAGAACCAATAAAACCATCTTTAGAACTATCTAAATCTTGCTGTGTTTCACCTACAATAAGACAACCTGATGTATGTTCATCAGTGTTACCAGTGTGTATAAGTATATAGGTAAAGTTAGGTACATCTAGTATATGCAACATTCCATAGTGTGCGTTCTTATATCTTTCTGAATATTTAGCGTGAAAGCCACCTGTTTTTCTAAACTCAATATCATATGTGCCTTCTGGTATGCAGGTTTCGTGCATTACTTTTACTGCTTGGTATTGATCCTCTAATGTAAAGCACTCAAAAATACCATCAATTAATAAAATACCATTGGTTGCATCAGTGCCAAACTGTGTTCTAACTACTGTTAGTTTCATTATTCCTCCTATATACTTGGATATTTACAATTACAAATAGATACATTTGTATATCCATTTGGATGTAAAAACGTACGACAATGATTTTCTATCTCATCATCAATGTCATCTAGTATAACATCATCAAACCACATTATTTTCTAAATCCTATAGTCAATAACCATATACCTAATGTAATTACAGTAGCAAGACCAGTTACTTGTTGTGCTGATCCTGTAAGAGTAAGCGTTGCAATAACTAAACCAACTAAAGTCCAGCTAAGATTAAGTGTTTCCTTGATAGCCTCTACAAGCCAGTTCCAAAGTTTATTTATCATATTGTTTTCCTAAACATAAACGCAGCCATACTTGCTATTCTAGTCAAGATTACAGGAACTACGACCTCCTGTGCTTTTTCTTTTTGATCCTGTGTCATATCATCTCCTATGTTTTCTATACTTATTTCTTCAAAGTCTATATCTACAAAAGTTTCTATAGGATTCTCTAAGAATGTTTCAAACTGTACCTCTGTAACAACATCAGCAAGTGTGTAGTTTTCTACATCTGCATTCTCTACAGCTCTTTCAACGTACTCTTCAACAGCTTCTGCAACAACCTCATCTTCTTTTACAGCCTCTGCAATAATCTCAACATCTTCTGTTTGTACCTGCAATACTTCTGCAACAACCTCAACCTGT